AAGGCCCATGAATTCGTTAGACTCCTTCTTGTATATCACATCTAAGGTTTCCAGAAGGTCCTTGACGTGGGGGTCATTCTTAGCCAGCATTTCCATAGCATGTTGGAAGGCCGAAATGGCAGAGCCACGCTCACGCGGAACACCACCAAAATACTTAGCCGTTTCATCAACAGAAAACTCTGGATTCTTCTTCAACAGCTCCTTGACACGGAAATGCAGCAGGGCTGGATAGTCGGAGGTGACAACACCAACAACAGTCTTTTCCCCATTCACGTCCTTGTACACCGTCTTGCGGTAGTCACCCGTAGAACGCATAGCAGCATACGCCACTCGCCTATCAATGGGTTCCATACCAATAGCCGTTCTAGCACGATTGTATTGGTCAAAGGCATAGTTCATTGCTGAACGATGCGTCTCAATGGCCCTAATCTGCTTGTCGGTATATCCTTCCCTTTTCAGGAAATCGTGGGAAACACCTGCTTGTAAGCGGTCAGCCGTGTCCACCAATTCCCAAGCCTTAGACAATTCAGGACCTTTCAGTTCCCGCAAGGCGGGAGCAAGGCCATAGTTTTTGTCATGGACATAATGCTCCACATCAGCACGAGTCTTGTTGTCAGCCTCTTTCATCCGATCATAGGTGTATTTGACAAGGGGGTTATCAGTCTTAATAGCTTGATAAAGGCCCCCCTTGGTCATAACATTCATGGCCTTTTGGAAGATGTTTTGGTTAACATCAGGAGCATTCTTATACTCCTCTTTCCATTGTTCAGGGGTGAGCTTTTCAGGAACAATTTCACCAATGGCTTTCTTAATGCCGGGGATGTTGTTGAGGATGCCAGCCTCATTCTTCTTTTCACCACCAATCCTAATAGCACCTGTTTGCCTATTACCGGGGGAACGGATAGTTCCATCAGACGTCTTCTCACCGACACGTTCAGGGAACGGGCGATCAAAGGCCTTAGAGAAACGAACATCTTGAGGACGCATCACTTTGGGCAAGGAGGCCGGATCAGCCTCTCCCCAACGAATCATGCTGTCACGGATAATGACAGGCACTTGTTGGACATTGTTGTGTCCAAACACATCCATCCGATGGCGGCCTTCATGACCTTCCACTTGCCCAATACCATCCTTAGTGGTAATCCACAATTGGGGAATCTCACGCAAGCCAGCTTCGCTAGACAGTCCCTTACGGATGTTCTCATGTAAGCGGGGAGCATCCTCCTTAGCCCACGCCTCATTACGAGGGGAGGCAAGGCGATGGAATTCCGCAGGAGACATAAGCACCATAGTGGAACGAGACTTCGGGTCCTTTAGGTCGCTGATAGCCTCTCCTAAAGCCCTCTTATCAAAGGCACCTTCCCAACGCTTGAGGTAGTCCCACGAGGCAATTTCACCCCGCTTGAGTTGGTCAATACCTTCCTTTACGGCGCCCCAGTTGATAGCGCCGCCCTGCTTTCGGAAATTGAAAGGGAGTGGGGTATTTTTCTCACCCAATCCCTTCTTCACATTCTCACGAGTTTTGTCGAGAGCATGTTCAAAATTCTCCAAATCCTTAACAGCACGGGCAAGCATGGTGGCAGGCTTCTTACCAGCTTCCACTTCACCAGAAAGCTTAGTAACCAGCTCCTCTTGCTTTGTTACACGCTCAATAGCCTTCTGTACAAAGGGATGGAACTCAGTTGCATTGGGGATGTTGTCCTGACGAACGCCTTCAGCAAAGGCTTCCTTGCGGGAGCCAATGTCGAACATATCCGTCTGCTTCTCATTGAGCTTCGTAACGTAGTCTTGATAGGCACCACGCATGTCCTCTGGCTTCTGGAACCTAGTACCCTCTTGAGCAGCAAGGTTGTCCACAGTTTGAGAGAACTCGGAGAAACTCATTGGCTGATCGACCTGAGTACGTTGATCCGTGTAGTCCCGATGCATGTTGGTCTGAGGCTCGAACAGGTCAGCTTGTGTGCCTTCCTGCTTAAGCTCTGGACGGGGGGCCATCTCCCCTTCGTTCTTTAAGTCGAGCAGTTCAGGGTTGCCAAACAACTCTCCTTGCGGACCCTGCATCTCAGGACGAGGCGGCTTGGCCGCTTCTACACCAGCAACAAGACCGGGATTCTCATTACCAAGACGAGCGACGCCAGCACTATCCACACCAATAGGACCTTGTGGGTCCATAGGCATTTCCATCTGTGCCGCAGCCCTACGGGGCTGTATGGGCTCCGTAGTGCCCACTGTACCAGCATCATAGGGGGATGCATGGCCCGTGGTATCAGCTTGGTTAAACAGCTCTCCCTGAGCACCCGGACGACGAGTTTCCAGTTGTGGGCCAACACCCTCTGCCCTACGAACAGCTTCTACCAATCCCGGATTCTCCGTACCCAGACGGGCAGTTCCAGAACCATCTACAGCAATGGTTCCACGAGGAGTGGGTTGAACTGGGGCAGGGGGAACATCCCTGTTCTCAGCAAGGAGTTTCTCTTCAAGAGAGGGTCCACCCCTGACACTAGACGAAGGAGCTTTCTCAAAAGGCCTCGCCAGCTTCTGCACACCCTTGTATCCAGGGATGGGCAAGAAGTTGAGGATGATGTCAGTGGCAACTTCAGCATTAGTACGGCCAAGTTCACCACCACCAGCCTTAACAGCCAGTTCTCCAGCCCCTTCACGAAGGGCACTAGAGCCGTGCTCAATCATGTCAGATACTTCTCCACCAGCCTTGGTGAAGGGCTTAGGAGCCCCAAACCCAAAATTGGATTCTTGAGTATCACGGACAGCTTGACCAGCAGCATCAATTCCCTGCCCAGAGGCAAGCTTACCGAGGCCCAACAGACCCCCACCAATCATGGAAGGGAGTCCAGCAGCCATAGTAGCGGCGGCGTCAATGCCCCCGACAGCGTTCTTTAAATGCTGACCAATGGGAGAGAGGTCTTCCTCTCCTTTAGACTTGAAGAGGTGTCCTTGGATTTTTCCTTTAGCCTCATCAGGAGAGAGCCCATCCGGCAATTCATAATGCTTGCCTTCGTATTGATAAACCGGCATGGTTTTCCTTAATTCAAAATAATTGGATCATCCTTCGTACCGGTGCCCTTAGGAGCACCCGGTGGTTTCAGAGGAGCCACGCTCTGGCGAGGAGTGACACCCAATGCACCCAGATCAGCCTTACCAGGTGCTCCAGCATCCTTGAGAGCAACAGCAAGCTGCTGCATCTTATAGGCCTGACCCTTGTAATAATCCTTGAGTTCTTGGGTCGGAGCAGTTTGGGCTTCTAAGTCATAAGCAACAGCTGCTTTATCCGGAGTAACCTTACCAGAACGAACGGCATCTTCAATAGATGACACCTTGTTCTTAGCAGAGGCAACAGCTTCTCTAGAATCAGCACTAATGCGAGCAGCTTGGATAGTGGCAGCATTGTTACCAGCCGCAACCTTCTCATGACTCGTAGCATTGATATTTGCCACAGCTTTAGCGGAACGAGCAACAGGACTGGCAGACTCAAGTTGTGCACCCATCTCATCTGCCATTTTATCCATGACAGTGGGGAGGTTGTCTGGGTCTTTGTCAGCCATTTGCATAAACTGCTGATACTGAGCACTCTGAGGATTGACCCCAGCATTCTCGAGATATTTACTCAACACCTCTGCACGTTTCCAGTTAGGGGTTTGGCGGATGATGGGAGCAGAAGCAGTAAACACGTCTTGGACCTGTTTAATCTTCTTCATCTTATTCTCATCCATCTTGTGAATGTTATCGTCATTACCAGCAGCAATGTCAGTTTGTAGGGTGGCACCTGCCTTTGTAGCGTTGATTCCCTTCAGCGTGGAATCAGCTGCAATACCGGGGAGGCCAGCTTCAAGCCCCTGATTAGCCAGCCTACGCTGGTCAACCAGAAGAGGATTCATCTTCTCATTCTGCCCATACGCCTGCTGCAAATCCAGCGTTTGTTGGGCAAGATGGTCATTGGACAATCCCTGCTTCTTTTGACTTAGAGCTTCATTCTCTCCAGCCCATTGGCCCCCCACTCCGGGGCCAAAGTATTTAATCATATCACCTAAATCGTATGGCATTAGTCAAACCAATCTGTAACTGTGTTAATTAGGGAACCTATGTTCTTGACGATTCCGTCCACTCCACCCCCCTTGGCAATGTTAGCGAACAGGCCAGCATAAGCATTGTTATCCATAGCAAAGGCATCCTTGAAGTTGCCTTGCATAGCATTAGCCATGATGGCCTTTTGGCGAGCCTTCTCCGTAGTGACCCGAGCAGCAAGATCAACAGCACGGGTGCCATACTGACTATTACGTCCAGCAGCAGCATCCTTACGCTCCATCTCTTGCTTCATCTGCTCATGCTCAGGAGAGCCGGGGGCATACAGCTTGTCAATGGAGGCCATCTGTCCATTCATCCAATCCAACATATCTCTGGAATTGGCTTTCTGTTGCTGGGCACTGTATATACCATTCACAAGGCCCATTAGGCTGTTGAGGTCAAGACCACCCGTCCCGCTTGAGTTTGCAGACCCACCCGGAACAGTGGGAACTCCCCCCGGTTTAGGCACTCCGCTACCCGGTGCCCCATTGGTTGGGACATTGGGAACATTAGGCGTACCCGTATAAGGAGTTGTGTTAGTAGGAGCATATTGGGGGTCCATAGGACCTCCTGACGTACCACTGTCAGTGAACCCTTTAGAGAAGTCAGGACCACCTGGAACTTGGGGGGCTCCCGTGAAGGGAATGCCTGCCGTAGCAGAAGTATACCCAGTATCAAGGGCTCCACCAGCAGTGCCACCATCAGTAAAGCCAGAAGCAAAGTCAAGCCCGCCACTACCAGCACTTGTAATGCCAGCTAAATCATAGGCTCCTGCTACAGAGTTGGCTCCAAAGGCCGTGGTGCCATCTAGAGCAGCTTTGCTCAAGACACCGCCAGCAAGATCACTACCTCCCGCTGCTCCAACTCCACCAGCAGTGGTGGCAGCAGTACCTCCAGCAAGGGCAGCGCCAGCTACACCAGCAGAAACCATCATGGCAGCAGCTAAGATCATCTCCTTCTTCAAGGAGGCGTTCTTAACTTCTCCTAGCTTGCCACCACCCGTTCTGTTACCCTGTAAGTCCCACTCATCATAGGGCTGGTTACTAAGCTGATCTCTCTGTGTAAAGGTGCTATCCAGAGTAGGATTGGCAATCGTTCGATAACCAATAACGGGTCCTTGGTTAGAAGAACCCCCCTCTGCTCCACTACTAAACGAAGTGCTATCGGGGGCTCCATAAATGGGCTCAAAATACAGGCCCCCGCCCTCGGGACCAGCTTGTGCTTTAGCAGCTTCAAGATTGAGTTTACCATCACCACCAACAAGATTACCATAAGAGCTTTGCAGCTTCCGAGTAGCTTGTCCAGAAGTGCTGTATTTAGCAAGATGATCCGTGATTTGCTGGCCTGAGAATCCTAAAGCTGCCCCAACCTGCTCAGGCGACCAGCCCTTCTGAGTCATTAGTTGGGACAGCTTGTCAGCAGCTGCGGGACTGTCTAACGGCCCCAGAGCCTGCACTTCTTGAGAAATGGGACTAGTTTGTTGTGCCAGAGTATCACCAGCCGGAGCACCATAACGAGCAATGTGGTCGGTAATCTGTTGACCAGAGAACCCAAGGGATTGTCCTACTTGATCGGCAGTCCAATTGTTCTTGGACATAACGTCCTTAAGCTGACCCGTAGCTTGAGTACTATCCAGAGGCCCAAGGCCTCTAATGGTGGTAGCAAGGTCAGGAGGAGTTTGAGCTCCAGCAGGCCCCATTGCTTGGGGCATCTGCTTCATCGCCGTTCCGGGTGCCGTAGGACCGGTGCCAAGAGCACCAAAACCAGCAGGATTGTCCATTTGCTGCTGGGCCTGCATATTGAAATCAGGCCTAATTTGCATACCCTTACCGGCAGCATCAATAGAGCCCGCATCGAAGCGAGTACCGTCATGGTCGGTCAACACAGCCCAGTTCTGACCAGAAGGCTTCTGCCAAGCGGGCACTGCCCCCTGATCTACCTGAAAGCCATAGTTCTGCTGCCAACCTTTGGCAAGCTCGGGACTTTGTTGGGCAAGCCAATTTAAATCGGTGCCTTCATTGACATCATAGCTCTTGTCTCCAAAGCTATAGTTTGCTCCATTAGCAGTTCGAGCTAGCTTACCACCAGCCCAATCCATGGAATTTCCTGCTTGCGTGTTCTTGAAGTATGAACTCCAATCGCTCTGCATTTGTGATGGGATCGCCATTCTTTTTCCTTAAGTGAAAGCAGCTGACTTTTTAGCCACGCCTGCAATGTTAGTCCATATACGAACTTCATTCAAAGCTGTATTATAGAACACAATGAACTGATTCTCAGGAATCTCTGCTGCTATGGGATTCACAGCACCTTGATACACATTGAGTCTATTTGTCGCAGTATTAAACCAACTATTGGTTGCTGGAGTGTCTAATGTCTGAGTTTTGGGAGGGACACCAAGCCTGTCCATTATTGCTGTCCTTTATTAATATCTGCCTCGAAACCAAAAATCTGGAGGCCAGCATCACCCTCAAACTTAAACCTCATATATCGTCTCCGATATTGTCCCAACTGAGTGATGGAGGGAAAGGGCTCAATTCCTGAGGTTATCATATTCGCAGGCTGTAGAGTTACCGTTTGAGAGATGACAGCTGGTGATAAATATCCATAGTCATTATCCACCATTTCTAGAGTACCTGTCATAGCCGCTGTACTGGACGAAACTGACAGCAAAGCCATCACAGTAAGGCGAGACATTGTTTTTACATTCATTGTCCCACTGTCTTGGGCAGCTAAGCGAATTTCTTGCTGAATGGGGACCGCTCCCCAATAAGTATCTGTCATCCCATCTAAAGACGACCCGCTATAAGAAAGTAGTCCAAAAAAGGGAGCAGCGTTGATTGGGTCCCATCCTTGTACATAAGTAGCTTGGATATTCTTTCCAGAGAAGGCAGTACGTGTAATGGGAAATCTCCACCCACCTCCACCAATACCATCTCTAATGCGAAACTCCGTCCAAATGTTTAAGCTTATATCAAACACAAGAAAGGGGAGTCTAGCCGTATAATCATTTGCCAATCCACGATTTACGGAGAGGGCTAGAGTGTACAGAAGGCTACCCCCCGCCCGTATAAAATTCCCCCAAATATAGGAATAGGAGGTGCGTGATGTAGACACCATACGATTGATGATTGGAGTAAGAGAAGCTCCCCCAATGTCCTTATACTTCATATCCTCAATGAGTTTGAGGACGGGTTCACCATCATTGTTATTCGCTAAGAACACAACAGTGTTCTTGTTGGAGGTGATGGAATAGGGGAAATAGGTTCCAAAGGGAAGGGAGGCACCCTCAATTCTAGCAAGAGGACTAGAGATAGCATTCGCTGCATCATAGAAATACTCACACCCCTGTGTACCAATAGCTAAGATGTAATTGTTTACTTTGACCAGGGCTTGCAAGTCATCAGGATACATTTCTGAACTGATGAAATCACCAGCAGTCCAGTTCTCAGGAGCATTCAGATTACTGTTGTAAATATCTCCCGTATCCGTCTTGGCTAAGAATAAATAACCATCTAAAAACACTGGGAAGGGAAGATGCGGGGAGGGGAAATCAACGTCAGTGATCTTCGTGAAAGCTGCATCTGAGGTGAAGACATAGCCCTCACTTCCATCTACAATAATGAGTTTCTTAACGTTAGTGCTGTCAATATACTCAGTAAAGCCACAAGGGGTTGTGTAGGTGTTTGTCCACGTTACAACAGCCGTCCAAACAGAGCCGTTCGTAGAGGTGTATATCTTGTTCCCACATACAGCAAAATAATAGGACAGAGCACTAGTCTTTTCCCATACATATGTGCCACGAGCATCCGCATTGGCATGAGTGGATGCCCCTACAATACGATTGCCACTAAGTCCAGGACGACTCACCGAGATGAGAATTTGATCTCCGTTATATGAGATTTTACGAGGGAGAAGGTTCACCATCCCCGGATCAGGAGAATTGGTCAATCCCGTAGTCGTGGACATGAAGGACGAAGTGTCCCTCAGTTCAATGCCAACACATCCTGGGAATCGGGTTGCACTGTATGTTTGTTTTTCAGGAGCAGAAGAATAAGCCATTATTGTCCAGACCAGTTGGGTTGCATAAAGACACTCCCTTCCTCACTTCCATAAGACAGGGCTTCATCAACAGCATCCCGTGCTTCTGCCTTCAGCAAGCCCCTGTCCGTGGGAGGGGTGCCATATTCAGGGGCAAGGGCATGGGCAAGGCGATAGATGATGGCTTCCGTCCAATAGGAGGGGAAATCCAGATTGTCTGTTGCACTGTCCATATCCCCAAAGGGACGTTGATATTCTAGCGTAATTACCGTGGTTGAATCGCTAGGATAGGGCCATAAATCAATCTGTCCATACAGAGCGTTGGGCTGATAATATAAATTAACAGGCGTGCCCGTGATAGTGGAGTTTCGTGGAAGGTCCTTGAAATCATAGCGATTGTACACATTCAATGGGGTGTTATTACCTCCAGTCGGGGTGTAGAATGCTTGTAGCACTTTCAAGGGGGTTCCCAAGAGGTTAATGGTTTGCCCCGGCCCAATGGCGTATGAAGCAGTTCCACTCACCGTAGTGAAGGTGGTTTCATTAATTGCCCATACCGCCATACCTTTAGCCTGTAATGCCTTAATGGCTGCGTTTAGAGCAACTACCCCATCTGCCAACTGGTTGGCATTGGGAACACCACCAGAAGGCAAAACCATCAGCTTACGAAGGGCTGCTGTAATAATTTCGGTACGTGTTAGCGTCCAATCATAGCTGGTTGAGATAGTCATTTTTTATCCTTTAAACGATCCTGCCGTTTTGCGTGTTCTTCTGCTACTCGATACCCCATCCAGATGACGGTGAGTAGTGAAGCAATAACTGGCAACAGTCCAGCTAGCACAGTGAGTAATGTGGTTATTGAAGACACATCAAGTATGAGCTTCATAGTGTCTCCTATATGAAATTCAGCTAATGTCATATTAGCTCTTTTTAATTCCGTAAATACGGAACGTACCTTGGGTAATAAGCCCTGCTGACATAACGAATCGGACGGCATTTACAGCAGCAGTGCCAGAGTGCCATCCTCCAAAAATCCCTGTAGTGAAAGTAGATACCGTTATATTAGCAAAATGACTTCCCGTAAAATGCTTCCCAGTTGTGGTACTGTTGACACCATATAGCATAACATGTCCACTAATACCACCATGTGCCACAGTCGTGCTAATTGATTGGTTAGTCCCCACGGTTACTGCTGTGGCTAAAAAGACGCCATTAGTGACAGAAGCAGCTTGGGTAACCCCACTAAATGCTCCTAAATACCCCGGAGTGAGCCATGTGCTCCCATTGTCCGTAGACAACAGCATTGTTAAATATCCCGCACCAGCGGGAACAACGTTGTCAAAAACAACTTTGTAATCATCATACGTCGAGGTAATTAGAGAAGTGAAGTCTACTGAACCCCCACCAGCAGCTGTAATAGTACCAAGCCAAACAAGGGCAGATGCTGCTGGAGGAGCCGTAGACGCCCAAGATGTTCCATTACTCGTTAATATGTTGCCAGATGTGCTAGGAGCAATTGAGACAATGGGGCTAGTGCCATTCCCAACCAATAGATTATTAGCCGTGTGGGATGTTGTCCCCGTGCCACCGTCTGCCACATTGAGAGTGCCCAAGAGGGTCTTCACATCAGTGGTCGTAGCGGCCGCTAGAGCACTCGCAGAGCCCTTTAAAATCCCCGTGATGGGGGTAGTGAGGGTAGCAGCCCCAGAGGCTCCCCAAGTGCCTGCAAAGCCGTTTGCGGAGGCAATAGAAGCATATCCTTGTAGGAATGCATAGGGAGTAACTTTCTTAGTCGTGCCTAGATTGTTAATGGGGAAGACATCTGTACCCCCCACATATCCTGACGTTAGACTCGGCAACGCCGAAATTTTAATATTTGCCATTTACGTTTCCGTTTCTAAATAAGCACTGTCCTCAGTGAATAGGCCATCACCACCTTCAGTTTGAAAGAAATCACCAATGATGATGAACACATCAGCGGGCTCTGGTCTAGCCCAAGGAGTAGAGGGATCGTCTCGTGGAACCCTAATGAAATCCTGGGGGTGTCTCATTTCATAATCAGAAGAGCACACCATCTGGCCTTTCCAGTTCTGGCGCAATTCATCAGATTTGAACTTAAATCCACATAAATCACAAAGAGCGTTCCAGCACCCTTTCTTGTAATAGCTCATACAACTACTGCCTGATTCTGAGTAGCATGGGCGGCCATATAGCGGCGAATCTGCGTGCGTACCGCATCGGTCTGCGCTGGGCAGAGGATCAGTTCGGCGATCTGGCCGTTAACCTGCCGCCCGGTGTACAAACTGGTCCATAAAGCGGTCCAGGCACTAAGGTCAAGGTTCCGGGCTTCAAGAATGACCATCGACCCAACAGTGAGTGCCGTATTCAACTGCGCGGCAGTCGCGCCTGTGCCGCCTGGAACCGCAGTTCCGTTCACGGCATATGTCGTGCTTGCTCCTACCCCAGCCGACACACTACCGCCGCTTGAATCGAAGTTGCAAAAGTATTTGCCGGAGCCCCCAGAATCCATGGAGACCAGAG